GTACTCAGAAAGAGCACATGGATATAGTGGAGCAATGTAGATCTATCTTCAAAGAACAGTTACCTATAGTATCAGAGGCATTATCATGGTAGAAAACTATTCAAAACAAATAAAGGTAGGGACAAAGAAGTCCCACTCAGCAGCAGAGAATACTAAGTTCGTTGCATCATTTCTTAGAGGTGTTGTAGATAAGGAAAGTTATAGAACGTTAGTTGCTAACCTTTACTTTGTTTACTCTGCCTTGGAGGACGTTGCAGGTCACTTAAAGGATAACCCTGAGGTCAGTCCTATACTTAGTGATGCTCTTAATCGTCACGATGCTTTGGTGAAGGATCTAAATTACTTTTATGGTGAAGGGTGGCATGAGACAATTTATCCTAGTCCTGCTACTAAGAAATATATTGATAGGATAAGAGAAGTTGGTCGTGGTGACCACCAATACTTATTTGTAGGACATCACTACACTAGGTACATGGGTGACCTATCGGGTGGTCAAATACTTAAAGGTATAGCACAGAAGTCATTGAAGTTAGGTGATGATGCATTTAATTTCTATGACTTTAAAGATATAGAGAGTGCAACAACCTTCAAAGATTTCTATCGTAGAAATATAGATACTCTACCAGTGACACAAAAGCAATTTGATGCTATAATAGTTGAAGCAAATCATGCTTTCAGATTAAACATGTATATGTTTGATGAGTTAGCAGGTGATGCTGCTAAGTCAACCCTACAAATTGTTCTAGGACTACTAGGAGATTTCTTTTCCGAGATGATTGTATCTAAGAGGTTTAGGTAATGCCACTCTATGAATTCAGAAATAAAGAGACAGGGGAGGTCACCGAAGAACGGATGTCCTTTACTGTTCTCGATAAATATAAGGAGGATAACCCTCACTTAGAACAGTACCATTCCACTTATCCTGGTTTGGTTGCTGATGCTGCTATTAAAGACAAGAGACCTGATGGTTTCAAAGATGTCTTGAAGAGTATTAAAAAAGCAAACCCTGGTTCAACTATAGACACTAACTTTACAAGTAATATCTAAATGCCACGTAGAAAGAAATCAACCCAACAATTTGATTTTGTAAACAGTTCCCCTAAGAAGATGAGACGTAAGAAACCAATCAACACAGAACAACTAACTGATATCAAACCATTAACTGATAATCAGAAGTTGGTCTTTGATGCTTACGATAACAGTAAGAATCTTTTCTTATATGGATGTGCTGGTACAGGTAAAACATTCATAGCAATGTACCTAGCACTTAGGGAGATACTTTCTAACAAAACAGCGTACGAGAAATTATATATCGTACGTTCTCTTGTACCTACAAGAGAGATTGGTTTCCTACCAGGAGATCATGAAGATAAATCAAACTTGTATCAGATTCCTTATCAGAACATGGTAAAATACATGTTCAAGATGCCAGATGATCCAGCATTTGAAATGCTGTATGATAATCTAAAGGCACAGGAAACTATTTCTTTCTGGAGTACTTCATTCTTACGTGGTACTACTTTAGACAATGCTATAGTTATTGTCGATGAGTGTCAGAATTTAAATTTCCATGAGTTAGATTCAATCATGACTCGTGTTGGTAATGATTCTAAAATTATCTTTGCTGGTGACATAGCACAGACAGATTTAGTCAAGACCAATGAGAAGAATGGAATCCTTGACTTCATGAAGATACTTGAGGTCATGGATGAGTTCGCTAACATTGAATTCGATGTCAATGACATCGTTAGAAGTGGATTGATTCGCAACTACATCATTACTAAATTACAACTAGGTCTTTAATGTTTAATCATGTTATTATGGAGATGTCTCTTGAAGACATCAGTGCCAAAACTATTAAGGGTAAGAGAGTATATGAGATAGGGGATCAAAAGTATCCTTCTATCTCTACCATCTGTTCATTCAGGAGTAGGAAATCTATTGCTGCATGGAGAGCAAGAGTTGGTGATGCAGAAGCAAATAAGATCTCTAGACGTGCTACTACTGTAGGTACTACAGTTCATAGTATAACTGAGGACTATCTTAACAATGAATTAGACCTTGATAAGTATGCTGATAAGCACTTAGCTTTATTACTTTTTAAACAAGCGAAACCTATGCTTAATCGTATTGATAACATCCACTTCCAAGAAGCACCACTCTACAGTCATGAGTTTGCAATAGCAGGTAGAGTTGACTGTATAGCAGAGTTTGATGGTAAACTATCAATCATTGACTTCAAGACATCCTCTAAAGAAAAGAAAGAGGAGTGGGTTGAAGGATACTTTGTTCAAGAGACAGGGTATGCTAAAATGTATGAGGAAAGGTCTGGTATTAAAGTCGAACAGATCGTTACTCTTATTACCTGCCAAACTGGGGACACTCAGGTTTTTGTAAAGAACCCTGCTGATTATGTACCTCTGTTAAAAGATTACATCAGAGAGTATAAAGATGCCCAGTAAATCTAAAAACATTAATGAATTAATTGACGACACTTTTATGGACAAGAACAAATTCTCCATGACGATTGAGAACATCGTTAAAGACAGTAAGAAATCTATGAGTTACATAGATGCTATCGTTGACTTCTGTGAGTCCAAAGACATAGAAGTTGATTCAGTTACTAAGTTGATAGCACCAACTCTAAAGGAAAAGATTAAAGCAGAAGCTATTAAATTAAATTTCATAAAGAAGACAACTAAAGCAGTGTTACCTTTATGAATGCATTTGATTGTTATGTAATTTACTTAGCAATAAAAGCACACTTCACTAGAAAGAACTACGACTACTTTAAATACAATGGTAGTGTTCGAGCATCAAAAGAAAAGTTTGTAGAAAGATCAGACGTTTACTTCTTTGAGAAACTATCTAAGAAGTATACTAAAAAAGAATTAGAGTCATACTTTGTATCTAACTTCTTATCTAACTCTAACCTATGGGTGGGAGATATGAATGAGAAGAACTTCCTTGATTGGAAGAAGAAGATACAAAGTATTTCTTATATGTTTCAAAATGATTTAGAAACTATTCTCAATAGAAGTGAGCATTTAGATATTGCTATGAGATGTAGTAATGGATCACACTCTACACTATTAAAACTATATCTTGGTGATCATATAATGCCAGAAACTATGGTACTGTTAAATAGAGTAACAGGTTTTGTTAAGAGATATGATACCATACTCAATGATTCTATTTGGGTTAGGGTATCTACCCTCTTGAAAAGATATGATCCATTTGTTATAATGGATACAGATAAAATTAAAACAATAGTACAGAGTAACTTATGAGTTTGTTTCAATCAGAAATAGTCATTCAAGAAATGAAAGACATGGAGAAACTTTACATGGAATTAATGGGTAAAGTACCATACTTTGGCATCATGACTCAAGAGCAAAGAGAAGAGGTTTGTGATGGTCTTGCGGAATTAATTGATAAGCAAGAGATGCTATATAGTAGAGCGTATCTTATGCGTGGTGATCCAGATGGTGAGTCCGTTATTGAGAACTTTAAAAAGGCAGCAATGTCAATGGGAATCCCTGCTGAACAGGTAGGTCTACCAATTTTTAAAGAGGCGAAGAAGGCAATCTCTCAGATGAGGGAGAACCTTGACAAGATGCTCTGAATACGTTATAATATTTTCAATCCTAACAATACAAAATACGGAGAATACACATGTCATTTGCTGCATTAAAAAAGCAAGGTTCACTACTTGATAAACTCAATAGTGAAATTAATAAAACTGAAGTAACTTCTGGTTTCATTGATGACCGTCTATGGAAACCCCAGATGGGTAAGGACGGTATCGGTAGTGCCATTATACGTTTCCTACCTCCTGCTAAGGGCAACGAACTACCTTGGGCAAAGGTATGGAGTCATGCTTTCCAAGGACCAGGTGGATGGTACATTGAGAACTCTCTCACTACAGTAGGCGGTAACGATCCTGTTGGTGAGTTGAATAGAACTCTATGGAACAGTGGTTTAGATTCAGATAAAGAAATAGCACGTAAGCAGAAGCGTAAGCTTTCTTACTACAGTAACATATATGTTATTAAAGATCCTGCTAACCCTGCTAACGAAGGTAAAGCATTCCTTTACAAGTATGGTAAGAAGATCCACGATAAAATCATTGCAGTAATGCAACCAGAATTTGAAGGTGAAGATCCAATCAATCCTTTTGACTTCTGGCAAGGTGCTGACTTCAACCTAAGAATTAAAAAGGTTGCTGGTTTCTGGAACTATGATAGTTCTGTCTTTGGTCGTCCATCTACTCTTGGTAGTTTTGATGACGCTAAGTTAGAAGAGATCTACAATGGTCTACATGATCTCAATGAGTTCACTGCTGCTTCTAACTTCAAGACATATGCTGAACTTAAGAAGAGATTAGATACTGTTCTTAAGGGTGGTGGTAGTCGTATAGATGAGGAAGAGTTAGAGAATGAAGTCGCTGCAAAGTTTGACTCCAGACCTCCTGCTCCTACTCCATCTGCTGCTGCACCAGCAACTCCTTCATCAGTCAATACAGATGAAGATGCATTCAGTTACTTTGATCAGTTAGCAAACGAACAGTTCTAAATAGTATTGAGATCTTTCGTGCGATCTCTACACGGAACTACCCTGACCCCACCAAAAGTGGGGTCTTTTTTTGTCGAAACGAAATCGACCTTTTAGTTTAAAAAAGTCGGGGAAAAAAATCTGGGCAATTTTTCGTCAAATAGGTCGATAGGTATTTATACCTAGTTATTAGATACCTTTAATCCTTGTCTTATAAATTCTGTACTTGGAGTATATTTCATTTGATCTTTGACTATTTGATTAAACTGTGGAATAAATTCTGGTTTTAATAGTACTATTTCTCTTCTTTTCTCATTTAAGTCAATTTCATAAGAATAGTTAGATACTGAAACTCTTGATTGTGCCTTAGTAAGTGATAAACCTGCTGGAGTGACATATTGGTAACTTTCATCAACTTTAATACCTGCCTCAAGAACTGTTTTTCCACTATGTTCTTGTTTTAGCGTTTCGTAGTGATGTACCTCTTCTGGGTTTTGGTACTTATATGATACAAATGCATCTAATGCTGCTTTTGCCTTTGGCCAATCTTTATGCAAACTTACTATATTATTCATTAATAGTATAGTCCAATCATAACCAGGATCATCATACATCTCAAATGAGATACTATCTGGTCTATCTCCATCTTCTATGAAATAGTCCTCAAATGCAGTTACGTTACCTTTTACATCATCTGCTATTTTGATTCTAGAGAATATATTCTTAATTTCTATCCATTGTCCGTCAAATGGATTTGACGTATATTTTAGATATAAGAGATTTGGTACTTTATCGAAATAAGCCATTTTATTTAATATTTGCTAAGAAGTTGTCTCTTTGTCTATCTAACCTTTCTCCTGTATTATCAGTTACTTTGTGTCCTTCAGTCCATCCCCAATTTTCTTCAGTTGCAGTATCTTCAACATCATGAATATCCTGTCTTGTTAGTGTTGTTAGTTCTTCAAATCCTAAATCTATCTTTACTGCTGTTACGAAACTATTTGGTGTTAATGATAAATTATTTGCTGGAGTATAATCAACTTTAAAATCTTTTAATGCACAATATTTAGTATTCGGTAAAAATTGCTGACCTAGACCACTACTACCACGACTGCTTTTAGTACCTTGTTGGATTATTCTAAAGATATATGGATATGTTAAGAATAAACTGTTATTTGTACCACTCCTTCTACTTCCTGGAT